GAATACCCATAATGCCCAGTGCGGCCTTAATGGTTTCTATGTGATAGCGTTTCCCTTGAAATTCTACATGGTCGCTTGCCGCCTCTACGGGGTTTGTAGGGGCAGTTTCGGAGGCGGCCGGTGCGTCATCCAGTGCAACGATAACGCAAAAGCCACGCCCTACAAGCGCGTTGATACGTTCAACATCGTTGCTCTGGATAAACTCGCCGGGGCAAAGGGTCTTACCCTCTGCTTTGCCATTGAAAGGCTTAATTACTTTCAGTTTCATAGCAAAGCAAAAGGGTTAGACGGTTTCAAGAGTAGCGGCGGCTACGGCAGCGTCATAGTCGGCTTTGGTGCGGTAGTAGGCAGTGGTGCCGTTTGCATCGGCGGCAACCTCTTTTTCCTCTAAGCCGCGTACCTGTAAGCAAACAATCTGCCCAATCTCGGTGATAAGGGGCAGCAAGCGGCCCGCGCCCTCGGTGTATTCGCCGGCGGTCTGGCCCGTGGATGCACCTGTGCGCCACTTGGAGATACGAATACCATTGCCGGCGTTGAGATAGTCCACATTCTCTTCCTCGATAAGCTCGGAGTCCTCGATAGCGGGCTGGATTTCGCCGATAACGCCGGCGGGCTTGATTGCGATAAAGTTGGGATTCCACGGCTCAATAGCTTGACGCTTGCCGTCCGGGGAGATACCCATCTTGCGCTGGATAACGGTAATGGGGGGGATTTCGTTTTCTTCCAGCAACGCGGAAAATTCCGATTTGGTGACAGTCTGCGCCTGCTTGTCGGTGCCGTGTGCCAGTAGGCGGGTAGCGTCATTCATGCGCAGCCATGTTGCGAGTTCCTGCGACATAAGGATTTCGCCGGGCTGAACACCACGGGCGCGCAGGGCGGCGCAAAGGACGGAAAGGAAAAGAATCGGGTTGAGCTTGCCGGCCTTGACATTTGCAGTGGTCCAGTTCAGAACGCTTACGAGCTTGTTTGCGTCCGGCATGGTATAGTCCACCTCGTAGGCACGGCCGCCGGGGTTGTTGATAGCGGGTACGAATTGAGCCACGCCCCAGTTGGAGAAAGCCATGAGAACGATAAAGTCCATCACGTCCTTGCAACCGAGATATGCGTCCTGCATCTGGTGTGTGAGCGTCTTTTCAATCTGCTTAACCTTGTCGGCCTCCTTGAGGCGGGGGTTCTCGTAAACCTCCATGAGCTTACGATAATCGCGGGCGAACATTACGAAAGTCTGGCCGACACGGGGAATTTCCTTTGTCCAGACATCGAAGCCGTCCGACCGGCGCAGGGGCGAGGGTGATTCATCGCCCAAGAGCGTAGCCATGAAACGTATCTGGTATTTACCGACAATAGCCTCGGCAGTAAGCGACATCTGCGGAGTATTGTAGGTAAACCAGCCATCGGTATACATCTTTTGGAAAAGAGCAACCTCACGCTCCGAAGCCTTGTCAAAGGTCTTACGCCACGTTGCAAGCAAGTCCAGCGGAGAGCCGGCCTTGTGCAAGCCAGTGAAAGTTGTAAAAATTGACTTTGTAGGCATGGTTTATTAAAATTTTGTGTTGATATTACAGCGATTTTGTCAGCTTGACGTGTGGGTTGGCTTTGAGGAAAGCACCGGTTTCGTCTTTCTGGCTGTCGGGGATAGGCGATACACGCCTTTCGTAGAGCGCGTATTGCATGGTGTCGGCGGTTACGTCAATGTCAGTTTCAAACTCGCTCACCACCCTATCCTTGATGGTGACGGAGTTTGCGAGGCCGCGTTCTTTGGTCTTGGGAGTAGCGGCACCATCGCTCACAAGCTCCACAATCACATCGCCGGCTTTCAGCCCGGTAATGGCAGCGGAAAGAGTGATACGATAAATGTTGCCCTTTTCCTCAATGGCGGAGATTTTGGGAGCCGAGGCGATTGCAACGGCATCTGCGCCGGCGATACCCACAAACTCGCCCTCGGCGAAACACGGAGCATAAAACTCATCGACATACAGGGTAACGAGTTTTGAGTTTTCCGCATCCACCTCTACGACCTTTGCAGTCTTGATTACCTGCACCAGACGGGTTTCCTCATTACGAATGGCAGGCGTTCCGGCGGGGATAACATCGCCGACACGGAATTTCTGCCCCGTAACATCAAGGTTAAAACCGCCCATTACGATTGAGGGGCTACCCGTAAAAATCGGGCGCGTACCCACAAAGGAGGCTGTCTTGCGTTTCATCTTGAAAAATTTTTATTTAGCGGTTATTGTTTCCAGCAATGCGTCAGCGGCTTCGTCAACCTGCTTTTCGCTTGCCGATTTTGCACCCTCGGCTTTGTCGGAAATAAGGCCGTTTGTGATACAATCCTGTCGGAGTGCTGCCACGGCGGTTTCCACGTCCTCATCATCAGCAATGGAGTTGCCGAGGCGGTCGCGGAGAAAAGCGGGAATTTTGTGCTTTTCAAAAGCTGCGTTGATTTCGGCCTTACGCGCCTCGCGGCCACGTTCAGCTTTCAAGTCGTTCAGCTCTTTTTCCATTGCGGCAATACGCTCATCGGAGTTATCACCGGGCTTGGTCTTGCCATTGCCCTTTGTGCCTTTGGTGGCGGTGTCATCGTCCGTATCATCGTCCGTGTCATCGTCATCTTTGGCGGGTTTGGTCTTGCCATTGCCCTTTGCTTTCTGCGCCCAGCGTGTAGCCTCACCCTGAGTTTCGGTTGCTACATCTGCTATAAGGGTTGCAGTCTTTTCGATTGCCTCCTCATCGGTAGAATCATCCTCAATGCCTCCACCAAGTTGCTCGGTTAGCTTATTGAGGTACTTCTCCGATAGGCGGGTGTCCTTAGTCTTTTCCTTGACTTTTGCCCTAAGTGCTTTGTTCATATTGGTTGTGTTATATCCCGGAAGGGTGGGGGTGTTAATAATTGGCTTATCTATTATTAAGCGCAAAGATAGCTAAACTTTGTAATATGTGTTTATATAACACACTAAAATTTTACTTAGTAAATTCATTATATTTCAGCTCATTATATTTACTTGGAAAATTTTACCGAAAAATATTTGCCAAAATATTTGGTATATTCAATATAACACATTAACTTTGCAATGTGTTTGAGAAACACAGTAACTCAAACCGACAAAGCAACACCGATAAAAACTACAAGAAAAATGGCAACACCCAACAAATTCAGCAAAGGCGATAAGGTTACAGTAACTCGCCGCAATGGTACAACAATCACCGGTACAATCTCCGATTGGGATTACAACGTATGCACCTTTGAGGTGGAGTACGATGTTGACTACCTCAAAGACGGAAAAATTTTTACCATGATATGTGTTCCACAAACAGCTATAACCCTCAATAAATAATAGTATGGCACAGTTCAAACGCTGCTCAACGTGCAAACTATTTGAGCGCAATACAAATAATCCTAAAATCGGCTATTGCCCAGTATCTAAAAGCAAAACTTGGTTAGCTAACGGGAGAGCCAGTAGTCGCTGCTATCAACCCAAATAATAAAAACGCAACACCCTACAAGAATATGGCAACAAAACAAATTTCTATCAAAATCCCGCGCTGGACTATGGCCGAGGATTTAGGCTACACGCCTATCACTACGTTCTGGCAAGACTTTTCTATTGCCGACAAATTCGGTCCCGCCGCAATCCGCGACACTTTCAAACGTGCCTTTGCGGAATGGAAAGGCAACTACAAGTATCTCACGGAGCTTGTAATGGTACTCAACCACAAAATAGCCTATCACTACAACCCAGCAAAAGGCGCACCCAACGTGTTAGCCAATCTCTACAATGAATTGTGGGAAGAGGCCGACAGCTACGCTAACACTCATCTTGAGGGTGAGGAATATGCTTACTTTTACTCAATCACCGACTAAACACCTACGACAATGGGAATACTCAAAGACGCAATCCGTGAGGTGCTGACACAATCAGCCAAAGAGCAAGGCCGCGATATTCGCTTTATTGATAGCCCTACAAGGGTTATCGAAACAAGCGAACAAGCCAAATACAATGACATACGCCGCGTTGAACGTGGCTATGTGCAAGGCGTTCACAAAGCAAGAAAGGAGGCTAACAATGGCAACCAGTAAATCCCTATGCGCCCAATGCACCTATGGCGCACGTTACGGCTCATCCTACTTTTGTAGTTATCGGTGCCGACCATTCAATAACAATAAATCCAAATGCGCCAACTATCACGCCAAAAACGATACTCAAAAAAATGGATAATATCATAAAATTTAGAGCTAAACGCCTTACCAATAGAAAGAGAGGCGCATGGGCTTACGGGCATTTATACCCGATGAACACAACAAAAGGACTGCAACTCTGTATCTGCGACCATAAACAGGGCTTTGCCGGTCCCGTGGACGATAATACAAAGGGGCAATTCATTGGGTTATACGACCAGCATGATAAAGAGATATTTACAGGTGATTATATCGCCATTGATTACAAATATGATGGCTTAGGCTCACATGGATGCGTTGAACCAGACCAAGATTGCTTCTGCGAGGGAGTAGTTGTTTATATGAGAGAATTTGCCTGCTATGGCTTACATCTTTATAAGGCAGAACAGCCAATTAAAGAATCCTTAAAAGAAACGCCATATCTAACCCTACCGTTAATAGAGTTTGATTTGGTAAGTGATAGCATTGAGATATTAGGAAATATTTACGATAACCCGGAATTACTCACCAATGGAAAAAATAGTAAAGCAAAGAGAAATCAGTAGCATTAAGATGAGCGTAAATCCGCCACAATGCGTTATAGATGCCGACTATTGCGTTATCGCCAATGGAAAGGTGATGCAATATGTAGGGATAGGATGGGTTGAATTAAGAGCCGCAACCCCAAGCGACTACGATACAATCCCCCAGATACTAACACCGCATTGCTCTCAATGCGAATACTACGACAATATAGGCGATACCATGTATTGCGCCAAATATCAAAAGCGGATAACGGCCCGCAAGCGTCCGTGTAAACACTATAAAGAAAGATGAAAAAACAACTCATTTCAGCCGTGGGCGTTATCTACGTTCACAATCTCCAAGGCGACACCGTAGAACCT